TGGTGAGTCAACCGATTCGAGTTTCTATATATAATTTTTCTCAAGCGGATGTTTCTACAATATCACGAAACCAAGGTAATTTTACGTTTGATAATATTTCATTCGATGGTGATACATGGAGATTAGGAACATTTACAACCGACACATTTATACAAAATGGAAATTATAGTCAAATGGGAAATTTCGATTTTTATAATTAATAGAATATTATACTAAATTTTAATACATAACAGATATGAGTAAGTACTAAATAAAAAGAATCAATAATATAAGAGTTAACGTCAAACACTACGTATTATATCTAAATGTTCATAATAGATGTAATAAATACAATAAAATTTGATAATTGTGCATATTGATTCATATAAAAATATAGCATTTAAATATATATACATAGCATATGACACATTTTAGTCGGGCAGTTTTGAATCATAAACTATACGTTCTTCCTAACGAAATAAAGCATAATATTAATATTGACAGTTTATTACTTGAGAAACTACGATTCGAGGTTGGGAACAAATGTATTAAGGAAGGTTTTGTTAAAAAAAACAATATGGAAATTCTAAAAAGGTCTATTGGCTTGGTAGATTGTATTCATTTTAATGCACGGGTTTGTTACCATATAACCTATGCTGCTGAAATATGTAATCCTATGGACGGAACTATCATTGAAGGGGTTGTATCACAAATCAACAAAATGGGTGCGTTGGTTGTTGTTGAACCGATTTCAATTGTTCTGCCGAAACAACATCACGGAGATGATTTGTCCATATTCAAAACACTGCAGATTGGCGACCGCGTGGAAATTCGCATCATTGGCTCGAATTATGAATTATTCGATAAAACCATTGAAGCGGCAGGAATTATTCAGCGTGTATTGAATTAATAATATTAATATCACGTATTACACTACATCGACTGCAAAAATTAGACAAACTGTTATAAAATAAATAATCGTATTATTTATCTTTACTTTTAAGACAGGTCATGTAAAAGCACTTGTAAAGAAAGAGTATTATTATTTGACGACTATAGTGATTATTAATCGCTATAGTCGTTAGTATATTTTATTGAAACCTATAATAACGCTTATATTTTTGCTTTATGCTTACTTTTAACTGTGATATAATAATTAATCGCCTTTTTTACTAAGCCAGTCCCTAACATTTATAAGAATGTTAGGGGGGGGGGCTTTGTTGTTTAGTAAAATTTGCTCCTGTTCTGGAGTTTTGTTTCTAGCTGTATTCGCTTTATTTCGTAATTCTTTATTATACATAAGTGTGTTACGTAATAATACTGCTAGGTTGTATTTGCGTCCATTATAACTTCCACTTGGAAAAAGATTAAGCAATTGATTGTGCATACTATCGCAATATTGTTCATTCGTTTGTATTAAATGATCTTTTATTAACGCGAAAATCCATTCCGCTGTTTTATCACGCATGGCAATATCAGTTATGCTAAAATCAACCACATCAGTTTCTATCATTTTTAACGCGTCTTCTTGTGTTATTAAAGGCGTTTGTACTGAGCCTCCATAATGTCTATATCGGTTTGCACCTAAAGACTTTCGGGTGGATCGTTTTCGTCGTCCACCCAGATTTTTACGCCGTTTTGAATACATTATATATAATACTGATATAATATTGATGATATTGATTTATTAAAATTGAACTTCGGTTAAATTCTCCGTATTTAAATCTATCTCTATCTTCGCCATATCATTGGATGTGTGTGCGTCCGTTCCCATTCCCATACCACGTGGTTTTTCACGACATTTTGATTTCATTTTCGCTTGTCCGCCTCCTGTCGATATTTTTCGTTTTAAACTTTGATATTTTTTTTTATATTTTTTATACTTTAGCTCCATTTCAACAAGAGATTTGTTTGATTGTTGTTGATTGTCCATTTATCTTCAATGGTATCGATATATATTTATTTATGAAAAAATATCTCCATATTTATCGCGCGAACATATCTTTTGATATTCTTGTAATAACAAATATCAAAAGATTCACATTGTTCTGTTAATCACAGCTACGATTTCAATATAATATAAAAACACGGCTATATATATCTATAACTGACTTATCCAAATTATTACCATGGATAAAAAACTAATTATCGATGAGTATTTAGATTATTATCGCGAATTAGTTTCGAAAAAATATGGATCGAAATGTCTCGTGTTATTACAGAACGGGATGTTTTATGAAGTATATAACTATCGATGTCCGGATGGTCCCGATATTCACGCTATAGCGGATTTACTGAATATACAAATTGGGCGTAAATCACGCGAGATTGAAACTGTTAGCCATAGTAATTATGAATTGCTTGGATTTCCAATGCATTCATTACAAAAATTCATCAATATATTATTATCCAATGGTTATACAATTGCGATTTATCACCAGGATGAAAATGGTAAAAAAAATGTAAATAGGACACTTTACCAAATTATTAGTCCATCAACTACATTAGATTATGGCATTCAAGTGGATAACAACTTTCTAATGTGTATCTATTTGGAACCTCATTGTAATTTGCGCGATAATTTCTATATATGTTCGTATAGTTTTATCGATGTAACGGTGGGTATTAGTTATATACATGAGACAAGTAGTAAAATGGGTGATTATCAACACGGAATTGATCGTGTATATCAAAGTATTAAACGGTATAATCCAAAAGAGGTGCTAATTCATGTACAGAACCCGACAACATCGACATCCACACCCGCATGGGTATATTCGCGTGAGAAATTAGTTGCTGATTTAGAATTGGATATGGATGGTCGCGTCTATCATTATCGTGAAAATGAAATTCAGGAAATATATGCGAAAATATCATTCCAAAATGAATTTCTGGGGTCCATTTTCACCCAACATGGTCTATTAACACCCATAGAATACCTGGAATTGGAACGATATCCAAGTATCGTTATATGCTATTTATTACTATTAGATTTCGCAAAAGGACATCGTATTGATATTGTTAGTAAACTATCTAAACCTATTATGTTGGATTCAGGGGAGAATTTAATTTTAGCACAAAATGCCATCTATCAATTGAATCTTGTCGGTGATAAGCACGGAACGATTAGTTTATTATCCATTTTAAACAATTGTAGCACAGCATTTGGAAAACGATTATTTCGTGAAAGGTTGGTCAATCCATATACATCGTCTTCTAAATTGACGCAACATTATGACATTGTTGATGCTCTTATTTATGAAAATAAATACAAAATATTGGAATCATCTCTATCGAAAATAATGGATTTAGAGAGATACAATCGCAGAATTGCGTTAGGTATATTAACCCCTGCCGAATTTAATAATATGCACGATAGTATAGGTCATATTCATACAATTGTCGAAGCGTGTAATACGGAAAGTTATGTATCACTGCTGCCTAATTTTAACAAACATTATCTTCATTTTAAGCAATTTGTCGCAAAATATACATCGATGTTGAATATAGAGCGTTTATACCGATATACGATCGGGGCAATTGAACGGTCAATATTCATAAAAGGTACCTATACGAATATTGATGAATTGGATGATGATATTCAGCATTACACCGATAGGTTTAGTCGAGTATCAAAAGAATTATGCAGCTATATTGAAGGCGCTGATACGGAGGCCGGATTTGTTGCGATATGTTCCAATGATCGCGATGGATTTTATTTGGAAATGACGAAGAAACGATGTGATAGTATGCGCACACGATTGAAAAATAGCATACTGGATTTCGGCTCATTTACACTTGATACGAAAGAACTCATTTATACACCGACCAGTTCTTCAACAAGTAGTAAAATTAAAATAACAGGAAAACCTTTGCGTAAATGGAGTGATAAAATCAATGAAAAAACGAATCAAATGATGTATCTCGCCGGTGAAATCTATCGACAACTTTTAAATCAACTGGATGCTGAATTTCACAATACTTTATCAGCTATTGTGAAATGGGTGGGGGAAATCGACGTGCTAAAAACCCACGCCAGAAACGCATTGACATTCAATTTGATTCGTCCAACCATCCGTCAAAAGAACGAAAACGATTCTGGTACAAATTGTAGTAGTTTTCAAGCAATAGGATTACGTCATCCTATCGTCGAGTATATTCATACCAAAACACCGTTTGTATCAAATGATATCGCTCTTGGAGGCGCAAATGAATGTGGTATCTTATGCTATGGTTATAATGCGGTAGGTAAGACAACAATGCAGAAGGCAATTTGTCTGGCGATTATTATGGCCCAATCGGGTGGATTCGTCGCTGCTCGAGAATTTTGTTTTACACCTTACCGAAGTATAATGACCCGTATTTCAAATGCAGATAATTTATTGAAATCGCAGAGTAGTTTTATGGTGGAAATGATGGAACTAAAATATATTTTAAAACACGCGAATCAGTTTAGTCTCGTATGTATCGATGAACTTGTATCAAGCACGGAACGATTTAGTGGTATTTCATTAGTATGTGCGACTATTATGGAACTTCATAAGCGTTGTGTATCGATGTTCATGGCAACACATTTACACGAACTCTCGAAAATGACGGAAATAACACTACTATCAAATCTGCGGATTGTTCATTTGGAGGTACATTATGACGAAAATACACGAACACTCATTTATGACCGTAAATTGCGTGATGGTAGTGGAACGGGTTTATATGGATTAGAAGTCGCACGATTTTTAGATCTGGACCAAAGTTTTATGGATACGGCGTTTTCAATACGCAATACATTACTTGGAAATGAAATTCGAGTTTTCAATGCAATTCAAAGTCATTATAATCCCGACGTTTTTTTAGTTTCATGTAAGCAATGTGGATATCGACCTATTGTTGAAACCGATATTCCACTTGAAACCCATCATATCCATTTTCAATGTAATGCGGATGAAAATGGTAATTTTTCAAATTTGGGGTTTCATAAAAATGTGGCGCATAATTTGGTTTCTTTATGTCGTAAATGCCATCAAATGGTTCATAACGGTAGTATTATTATTGACGGATATATTTCTACAGGAACAGGACCTGTTTTACAAACAACAGAAACAGAACCAGAAACAAAATCGAAAACAAAAACAAAAACAAAACACGAATCAAAATCATCAAGAACACCGGAACAAATAGAACTAATACAAACATTTTTCTTTAATTGTCCCAAACAAATATCGAAGAAGGTTCGTATGGAAGAATTATTTAAAACGCACGGAATCCGTATTTATTACCCAGAATTATCGCGTAT